ATTCTTAGATAGATGGAACCGTAGTGATGAAACAAGAGATAGACGACATGAAGATGTTGTTAAAGAAATTAATGATATGTCTGATGTACTTATGGAAATAAAAGGTAATGTTAGCCGAATAAATGGTAGGCATTAATATGGATTACGAACCAATAGATGTATACAGAAACGATGTTAAAGAGCGTTTAGTTAGAATTGAAACTATACTTAATAGAGAATTGCCTGATATAAAGCACCAATTAAAAGCTCTCAATGGACGTACAAGGTCTCTTGAGAACTGGAGAAACTATATAATTGGTGGAATGGCAATATTAACAACAATAATAACATGGAGTTTTAAATGAGTGAATGGGTAAGTTGGACAAACGCCTTCTATATGGGTGGTGTTATTGTAGCTGGTATTGCTACTCTTGTAGCTACTAAATACAAGAATATAGTCAAAGAGTTTGGTGATGTCCTAAAGAAATTAGAAGACGGCTATAAAGATGGTAAGCTTACAAAGGCTGAGAAAGATGCTGTAATGAAAGAAGTGATTGATGTAGGTAAAGCAGTTCTGAAAGCTAAATGGGGGCTGTTTTAAGATGCCCAGATTTGGCAAAAGGTCAAAATCAAGATTGAAAGGTGTAAATACTAAACTTGTAAACGTACTTAATGAACTTATAAAGATTATGGACGTTACGATTATAGAGGGTTTACGAACTGAAGAGCGTCAAAAAGAACTTTTGGATAAGGGAGCTACAAAGGTTAAGTACAGCAAGCACATGTCAGGAAAGGCTGTTGACCTAGCTCCGTATCCTGTAGATTGGGAAGACCGTGAAAGGTTCCATTATATGGGCGGCATGTTACGTGGTATTGGCCAATCTATGGGAATTAAGGTGCGCTGGGGCGGCGATTGGGATAGTGATGGTGAGATTAAAGATAATAATTTTGATGACTTAGTTCATGTGGAGCTGCGTGATTAATGCCCAAACAGCTTCTAACCTTAAATAATTTCTCAGGTGGTATAAATGATTTAAAAGACCCTAGGGATTTAGCTAATAATGAGTTAGTTCAGGCTCAGAATATTAATATAGGAAAACAAGGTATTATTGTTAGTTCTGGTTCTAAAGATACTCATGGAACTGCTCAATCTATAACATCTGATGTTTCATCGGGTTATGGATTGAATGTTTTTGAATCTGATTATGAAATAACATCTACTACCGCTGTTACTCTTGCGTCTGATAATAGACTTGGGTTAAATGCTAGTGGTAATAATTTTTATACAGCAGATGGGTCTGGCAATGTTGCTGATAATTCAGGTAATTTCGCTGTTGGAGATGTTGTATATATTAATATTGCGGCAAATTCATCTAATGTTACTACTGGAGTTGATGGCTCTTATGTGGTAACAAAAACAAGTACAACTGGTATATTTGTTATGCCGAAGCCGAAAGGTGGTAGTGCTGTTGCGTATAATTATGGTTCTGGGGCTGGTATAGATTCAGGCACAATAAAGAAGAGAGGTATTGGGGAAAGTTTAATTGTTTTGTCCGATGCTGATACTGCTAGTGTTGATATCTATTCTCCAAACAGCGATAAATGGAATGATACATCATCAAGTCCTGAAGATAATCCTAAAATGGACTTACTTCTTGATGACGATGGAAGTGGAACTAATGTTATCATAACAAGCTTGTCTAAGATGGATTATTATTCTGCTGATGGGGCTATAAGAGCATCTGATGGATATTTTGGTAATTCAACGAGGGTAAGGTGGTATGGTTTAGTAAAAAGAGACCACTTTAAAGGACTTCAACACTCTGATGTATTTTTTGATTTTTACCAGAATTTCAATGGATTAGATGCCCCAACTGACGGTGCAAATTCATCGTCTGCTCAGGACGCTGGAGAAGGTGTGGCAATTAATATTAGTTTATCTTCTGATGATAATAGTGGATGGGAAGCGGATGTGTACCAACTTGCATTTTCTTTTGTATATGATAATACTCAAGAATCTTTATTGTACGTACCGACATCAAGTAATACTTTTACTGTTACTGCTGGTCAAAAAGTTTCATACACAGTTATAGCTAAAAAACCATATGATGAAAGAATATCTGGGGCTAGGGTTTATTTCAGACCAAGTGGTTCTACAAGTGAACCTTGGATTTTATTATCTGATATCAGTTTATCAGAGGGGGCTAGGGCTTCGTTAGATTCAGACTATAAAGATTGGGCATATACTAGCGGGACTACCAATGCTATTTTTACAACAGCTTCAGTAGAGTCTCTAAATCCAGTTCTTGATACATATGAAACTATTAATGGGTATCCTCCCACAGTTCCGTCTATAAGTATAAGCAGGGCTGGAGAATCTTGGAAAACTGCTGTGGTGTGTAACCGTAGGTCTTTTGTTGCCAATGTTAAGGTGTATGAAGAGGGCGCTGATGTTGCTACTATATTTGGTGATAGGATAATGTATTCTATGCCAAATAGATTTGATACATTCCCCTCATTTAATTATATTGATGTTGTTAAAGGAGATGCTGAAGATTATATTAAGCTCGAGTCTTATGCTGATAGGTTATTAGCATTTAAGCAAAAGTCAATGCAAATTATTAATGTCTCATCTACGTCTGATGCTAATTGGTTTTTAGAAAGTGATGTGAAGCACAATGGTGTTAAAAACCCCGGAGCTGTTTTTAGAACAGATATTGGGGTAGTTTGGGTAAATGAGAATGGATGTTATATATATGATGGTAGCAAAGTAACTAACCTTATAGATAATAAAATTAATGACAGCACTTGGTCTTCTTTTATAAATGATACTTCAATAGTTGGTTATGAAAAAAGAAATAAACAAATACTTGTTGTAAAAAATGAGGATGGCAATGCATCAGATACTGGGGATACATATATTTATGATGTAAAATCAAGAGCTTGGACTCAAATTTCAGCATTTGGAACAGACCAAAAAAAATTAACTAATTTTGCTGTTGATTATAATGGCGATTTAATATTTGCTGAAGAAAGTTCTAATACTGTTACTATTTATAAATATTTACCAAATACGTATAAGAGCACTGCGGCCAATGGTTGGATAATGCAAACTAAGGATATTGATTTCGGTCATCCCGGTTTAAAGAAAAAGATATACGCTGTGTATGTAACCTATAAGAGTGACAATGCGCAAACACAGCCAATATATTATGCTACTGATGGTAGTACAAGTTTTAGTCAGTTCACTGGAAATTTCTCAGCTAATACAAGTTGGGCAAAGTTAAAGGCTTATGCAACTCCTTTTACCTGTCAAAGTTTATCTGTAAAAATATCTAATCCTACAAATGCCTCTGGGGCAACAGCAGGCATCCAAATAAATGATATAGCAATAGAATATAGATTGCTCCCATCAGCGAAAGTGGTATAATGACATATTCGAGAGAGCAAAGAGTCGCAATGAATAGTAAGGAGCAGGCTGTTTCTTCTGGAGATGTTAAGGGAACCCTTAGCCATTCTCCATCTTCTAGAAATATGGATGATGGTGAGCAGGTATATGCAAGACAATCTAATAAACCTTTAGCTTTATATAAAAAATTTAAAGGAGTCTTATGGAAGTCTTATTTTTCAAAAGACGGTGACGAGATTATAGACAGGGATTTAAAAGTAGATAGAAATATTATAGTAAATGGAGTTCCTTATTACAAAAATCTTCCAGCTTTTAGCGTTTATCAAAGCTCAAGTAGTGATGAACAAGCAATGGCAACAGGTTATTATACCAGAATAACACTAGATACTGAGCTTTATGATATTGGTGGGAATTTCGGAAGTAACGTATTTACTGCACCTGTAAATGGTATTTATACTTTTAGTGGAAAGATATTATGGGACAATAATGCTGATGCTGATGCTGGTGATTGGGATGCTGAAGAAAGGCATGATGCAGTTTTATTTAAAAATGAGTCTTCAAGCTCTCTTACATCAACTTCTAATAGAGTTGCCGCTTCTTTGAGAGTGATACAGGGGGCTTTAACAGATAAAATAGTGATGAACAGTATTACAGTTGATTTAAAATTAAATAGTGGTGACTATATAGGATTATATGGTTACCAAGATAGTGGAGTTGAACAGCATACATTCAGTACAAATATTGATGATTGGACACAATTTAGTGGACGTTTAGTAACTGCCATATGATAATTAATTATAACGGTTGTCACTTTAGCGTTAATATCTTTATATTAAGCTTGAATTGTGCCAGCTTAATTTATAGCAAGGAGTTTTAATATGGCGTGGATACATCATATGCAAGGAGGAGGATATATACCGGGGTTTTCAAGTGTAGTGAAAGGGGCTAGGTTAGACCAAGATGTTAGAGATTGGAGAGAAGGATTTGGTGAGCATATTGGTAAGGTTGAAGACTTTGCTAAAAAATCTAAAATGTTGTCATGGTTAGGTGGTAAGGCAGCTAAAATAGGAGCTCATGTGTTGGGATTTGGAGCAGCTGGTGATGCAGCTGAAAAAGGTGGTGAATGGCTTGGTGCTAGTGATACTGCTAGAAAATTATTTGGTATTAAACCCCCAGATGATTATGAAAATAAAACTGGATTAGGGCAAAAACAAGTGCAGGCTGTAGAAGATTATGAATCTGGTGTCGGCAAAGGGTTACAGGGAGAAGCTTTAGGAGGGGCTGGTAGTTTATTAAAATCAATGGCTCTAAGCAAAATACCTGCATTGGGAAGCTCAGAAACTTTTGGCTCGGAACTTAGGTCAGGAATAGGTAAATCATTAATGGATAAGTATGGTCTTAACATTGGTAAGAGCTTTGAACCTGAGCAATTAACTCAATCTGCTCAATCCATGTGGCAAAATCCTTTCTCATTTCAGAGTGGGGGTGGTGTAACTGACGCAGAATGGGATTTGTGGGATGCAGGATTGAATCAATCTTTTATGGGAGGAAGAGGTAATTTTGAAGTTGGTGATGTAGGGCATGCAGGACCTCCTATATACAACCCTCAAGAAGATGAGCAAGCGGTAGCCGCTGGTCAAGCCCAGATGAGAGGAGAATA